CGGGACAGGCCGAAACGTACACGCCCCCCGCCCCATCTACGGCGACCGCCGCCCGCGGCGAAAACGCCGCACTGCGCACGGGGCCCCCGGCAGAGACCACGCACAAAAAGCCGACCGGCCGCACCGGCCGCAGGAGGCGTAAATGAGCAGGGAACTCATCACCGCTCCGGCGCTCGAGCCGGTCACCGTCGCCGAGGCCAAGAGCCACATGAAGGTCGAGCACACCGACGACGACACGCTCATCGCGGTCTACATCAAGGCCGCGCGGCAGCGGCTGGAGACGAGGACGAGGCGCACGTTCGTCACGACCACCTGGAAGATGCACTTCGACAGATTCCCCAAGCACCTTGGCGTGGGCGACGCGCGGCGAGCGAGGCGTTTCATCATCGAATGCCCGCCGCTCCAGACGGTGAGCTCCATCAAATACTGGGACACGGACGGCGCTCTCCAGACCTTGTCCACGGACTATTACCTCGTCGACGCGGCGTCCGAACCGGGCGAGATCTGCCAGAAGTACGGCTACACGTGGCCCGCGACGCGGGCGCTCGCCAACGCAGTCGGAGTCGAGTACGTCGCCGGGTACGGCGATGAGGCCGCCGATGTGCCGGCCGACATTCGCGTGGCCGTGCTGTTACTCGCCGCGCATTTCTACGAGCACCGCGAGGCCGTCGCCGACACGGCCATGGTCGAAATCCCCCTCGGCATCCAGTGGCTCACCGACCCGTGTCGGATGCGGGAGGCGTAAATGGAGGCCGGGAGGCTCACACAGCGGGCGGCGCTCCAGTCGGCGCTCGAAACGAGGGACGACGCGGGCGGCGTCATCCGCACGTGGCGGACGCTCGCCACCAGGTGGGTGCGCGTCCAACCGCTTTCGGCCAGGGAGAGGCTCTACGCAGGGCAGGTCGCCGCCGAGGTCACGCACAAGATCACGCTTCGCCACTATTCGGGGCTCGAGGCCAACGACCGCGTCGTCATCGGCGCGAGGATATTCGAGATACAGGGAGTTATCGACCCCGCGGAGGACGGCCGCGAGATGTTGCTTTTGGCCGTCGAGAGGGAGCCGCTTTCGGGCATGACGACGGGCACCGGCAGCGGGTCCGGCTCGGCGTCGGGCAGCGGCACGGGTACGGGTGCGGGCCCGACAGGGACGGGTTCGGGTTCGGGCTCTGGCGCGGGCACGGGGAGTGCGCCGTGAGGATCATGATGAGGCTCGAGGGGATGGGTAAACTCCGGGCGCGCCTCAACACGCTCCCGCAGGAGGTCCACCGCAAGATCATGACGCCGGCGACGAGGACCGGCGCAAAGATAATCGAGGAGGCGGCGACCCTGATGGCCCCCGTGAGGACCGGCGCGCTGCAGGCCGCGATGGACACGCGCATGCGGTACTACCGCAAGAGCGGGCACGTCCTGGCGATCATCGGCCCCAGGAGCGACTTCATCATCGAGATACTCTCGCCGCTGGCCGGCAGGATGGGCCTGCCGGGCAAGCGTCACCGCCCATCGAAGATCGCGCACCTGGTCGAGCGCGGCCATGCGGGGCCCCACCCCGCGCCCGCTCACCCATTCATGAGGCCGGCCGCCGACGCCAGCGCCGGCCCGGTCTTCGCCGCCATGTCGTCCATCATCGCGCAGAGACTCGCGAGCCTGACGGCCGCCTACACGCTCGAGGGCGACACCGCGCCGTGGGAGGGCGTCACCGAATGAGCGCGGCCCTCGAAAAAGCCCTCCACTACCACCTCATAAATACGGCTGGCGTCGCGTCGATAGTCGCCGCGCGCGAGTACCCGGCGGGCGAGGTGCCGTCCTCGGCGCCGCTCGCCTACGTCACGCACCAGGCGATTTCGGGTAATCAGGAGACCCACGGCACGGGTTCGTCGGCCCTCGCGTGGGCGAGGTACCAGCTGACGGCGTGGGCGGCGTCGAGTCTCGCCGCGCACACCCTGGCCGACGCGGTGAGGGCGGCGCTTTTCATGTACCGCGGCAACATGGGACAGGCCGGCGCGACTGTCGAGGTGAAACGCATATTTCTGGATATAGAGGCCACGGAGCTTGCATGGCCGGAGGGGACGGGCGGCGAAAAGGGTGTTTTCGGAGTAGCAGCGGATTTCAGGATCTGGTTTGTCAGATAAAGGAGCGGTAGTATGCCTACATCACCTGCAGTTGACCTCGGTACTGGGATAACGATCACGTTCGGGACCTCGGCGTTCTCGGCCCAGATTATCGACGTGACGCCCCCGGGCGACCACCGCGAGGCGATAAACACCTCGCACATGGCCATGACGCTCAATCACACGTTCATGCCCTCAGACCTGAACGACCCCGGCGAGCTCAGGATGACCATCCACTACAAGCCGGACACGACCATTCCGGTCAACGCCGCGGCGGAGACGATCACCATTCGCTGGCCGTCGGGCAACAACAAGAGCTTCTCGGGTTTCGTGACCGACGTCGCCCCGCGGGCTCCATTTGAAAACAAGATGACCGCGGACATCACGGTCAAGATCAGCGGCGCCAAGTCGGACGGCACCGGCACCGGGACGGGCTCGTAATGGGGCTCCTGACCAAGAGCGTGATCCTCGCCGCCGACGACTTGAAGCGCGAGGCCGTCCCCGTCCCCGAGTGGGGCGGGGATGTATTCATCAGGTCGATGACCGGCGCCGAACGCGACGCATTCGAGAATGCGCAGATCGAGGGCCGCGGCAAGGACCGCAAGGTGAACCTCGCCAACCTCCGCGCGCGCCTCGTGGCGGCCACTGCATGCGACGGGGAGGGGAAACTGCTGTTCTCGAAAGAGGACGCCGCGGCCCTCGGCGGCAAATCCTCCGCCGCCCTCGACAGGTGCTTTGAGGTCGCGCAGAGGCTCTCGCGTCTCTCGAGAGAGGATGTCGAGGCCCTCGCAAAAAACTCGTAGACCGGGGGGAGCGCCGATTCTATTTTCGCCTGGCGCTCGCCCTCGGGATGACGGTGAGGGAGCTTTTGTCGCGGGTCGACTCGGAGGAACTCTCCGAATGGCAGGCGCTGACGACGCTGGAGCCGATCGGGGATGCGCGTGCGGACGTTCGTGCCGCGCTTGTCGCGCAGACGATGTGGAACCGCCTGCGGGGGCGCGAGGAGAAGCCGCGCCCGCTCGACGACTTTATCCTCGAGTTTGATCCGCCGGTGAAAAAGAGCGACGAGGAAATCGGCATGATTCTTGAGAACTGGTTTCTGCAGCAGGACGCGAACCGAAAAGCCAAAAGGAGATAGGGTTGGCGACCATCGGAAAACTCGCGGTACTCCTCGACGGCGACGCCCGGGGCCTCTACCGGACGCTCGATCAGGCGGCCACCAGGCTCAACCATTTCGACATGATGCGCAAACGCCAGGAACGCTCCGCCGCCAGGCAGGAGATGTTCCCGAGCCTCTCCCGGAGCGGCGAAAGTTCGCGGCAACTCGTGCAGATGGCGCGGATGTCGGGGCAGCTCGCGGTCGTAGGGCTGGCCGTGCGCGGAGTGGCGCGGGGCATAGTCGACTACAACAGGTCGATGAAGGAGATGGAGGGTGTCTCCCTCTCGGCGATGGACAAGATCAGTTTCGCGGTCAAGGGCTTCACCTCGTCGATCCCCGTCCTCTCGGGCGTACAGCAGGCCATGTGGTCCATCTGGGTGACACCCATCGAGGACGCCGCGAAGGCCGCCGACGACCAGATACGCTATCTGACCGAGCGGCTCAAATCCCGCACGGGCATCGAAGGAGCTCTCCGCGGCATGGAGGCGGAATACGGGCGCGCGAGCGAGCGGCGCTCCTTTGAGAACCTCCAGCCGTACATGGATCCCGACGCCTACAGGCGCGGATTTTATCAGATGGAGGAGTCCCAAAAGTGGAGCGATGAACTGGGGCGCATCGAGGATGTCCGCAAGGGCCTGAGCGATCTCAACGCGGCCGCGGACAGCGCCATCATGCGGCAACTCGACCTCGTCGAGGCCCTCGCCAAGACCGAGCACGCGAGACGGATGGAGGCTATCGACACCACAATCGCCGAGGAGGCCGCCGCCGACACCAGGAAACTCGAGGACGCCATGAAGCGGCGCGCCGACTTTCTTGTCGACGCCATCAAGACCCCGCTCGAAAACTACAGCGAGGCCATCCTCGCGGCGGAAAAACTCACCAAAGCCGGCTGGATGGACTGGGACCAGTACGGCAAGGTCGTGGGCCTGATGCAGGAGCGGTATTTCCCCAAGCCGTCCGGCGCCCCCGTAGGGGGCCGGGGCATGGTCGGCGAGCAGGGCCTCCACTATTTCCGCACGGGCAAAAGCGAAAGCCTCCTCCAGTCCGTCGTCCGGGCTACTGAGCGCACGGCCCGGGCCTCCGAGACGATAGCACAGCAGGAGTGGCAATAATGAGTGCGACAGGCACGGGCACGGGCGACGGCACGACCACCGTCACCGATTACCTGGGCGAGGGCTTCTCCGGCCGCGTAAAAATCGACGGCATGGGCAAGGAGTTCGAGAGGCTGTTTCTCGTGTCGGGCGTTACCGGCGACCCTGACACGATACTCTACAATGCGGCGACGGCCTTCGGGCTGCCCGATTACGGCGACGTTCATCCGTCGATATCAGGCACCTACGTCAGGGAGATCACGGCCGAACCCATGCGGGGCTCCAACACCAAGGCGCTCGTCCGCATCATTTACCGCCCGAGTAGCGGCGGCACGCCCGACCCCGACCCGGACTCCAACGATCCCATGATCGAGCTCTCCGGCGTGACGTCCGACATCATGACGGATATCGACGTCGACGGCACCCCCATCTCCGTCGATTACACGCTGACCGAGGCGCCGTCCCCTCCGGAGTACCCCTACACCGACACGCGCCTGGTGCCGGTGCCCATCGTATCGCCCAACGCGACCCTCTCCGTCTCGCGCATCGAGTCGGCGTTCCCCCTCGCAAAAATCCGCACCTACCGGGGGACGACGAACCACACCAATTGGTGCGTCGACCCGGACGCGCCGGCGCGCACGTGGCTCTGCAGGAACATCTCGGCGTCGTCGCGCGACGGAGGGGCCAGCTACCTTGTGAGGTACGATTTCGAGTACAGGAACTCACCGCCTACCTATAACTGGGACGAACTGGTCCTCTGGAGTAACGGGGGCAACCCGCCGGCCGACCTCGTCGAGGGCGTGGGCCGCAAAACGGTGCAGGTCTACCCGCAGGCCAACTTCAACCTCCTGAACCTGTGCACGTCGGGCACGGGCACGGGGACGGGCGCATGATCACATTGAGGGAACTCACCGCGGGCCCCAGGGCGCTGCTCGATAAGTTCAACGCGGTCGTGAGATACTGCCGCGGACTCCAGGAGATGGGCCTCGACGTGAGGCCCGGGCGCAAGATGAAGTTCGGCGTCACGCTGCCTCCGCCGGGCGTCCAGGGACGGATGCTCTACGACACGGGGTCCGATTGGATATACCTCGAGCCGCCGCCCCAAAACTGCATTTTGGCCTACGACGCAGTGCTGGACGAGCGCACGACTGATTTCGCGGGCGCCAAACGGCCAAAGTGGATCGCCGTCATTTTCGCGTGCACCACAGGCACGGGCACAGGCACGGGCAGCGGCACGGGTTCGGGTTCGGCCAGCGGCACGGGCACAGGCACGGGAGCATAATCAGGGGAGGCGATGGATCATCCGCTCTGGATGTTGCCTGGCGGC